TATTGGGTTTCAGGTTCCACCGATGTTCAGATCGTCCAGATGCTTTGCGAGTGTGAGGATGAACGCTCAGCGTTGCGTGATCGGGTGATGTCTGCGCATGATTGGCATGACCGGGTAGGCCTCCGTAATTTGGAGGGTTTGATTCTGTCGATGTATTCCATGCTTGGCTTCTCGCCGGTTGATCGTGGGAAGATGGGCGTTGGCGAGGTTCGCGCTTCTTCAGTGTTGGATGAGCTGAAGGCGCGGCGTGCGAAGTAGCTGGCCGCCTGCGATCTTGACTCCTGTCAGCGAGGTTGAGCGCGAGTCCGGCGATGGTGCTGAAGTTGTCTCCCTGATCGAAGGCTTGTGTCTTCAGGTGAGGGATTCTGTAGGCGGCATGGCTGGATCTCCGATGATCCTTCGTGACTGGCAGAAGATGCTTCTAGCCGATGTCTTTGCTAGGCGAGCGGATGGCCGGCGCAAGCATCGGACGGCGATTATCGGAATGGCCAGGAAGAATGGCAAGAGTGCTCTAGGCTCGGGGATCGCGCTTCATGCGTTAATGCTCGGTCCTACAGGCGGCGAGGTTTACTCCTGCGCAGCAGACAGGGATCAGGCGCGTATCGTTTTTGGTTCGGCTAAGAAGATGATTGAGCTTTCTCCCGAGCTGACTTCTGTCTGCACCATCTACCGGGACGTTATTGAAGTTGTCTCTACGGGCTCTGTCTATCGCGTGCTGTCGTCGGAAGCGTTCACGAAGGAGGGACTCTCGCCTACTTGCGTAATCTATGACGAACTCCATTCAGCGCCGAATGATGATCTGTGGAACGTGATGACTCTCGCTCAGGCTGCGAGGCGAGATGCGCTGACGATTGCCGTTACGACTGCCGGCGTTCGCAGCGATACGACTGGCGGCGATTCGACCGCTTACCGACAATTCCTCTACGGACAGCAGGTAGCGAGCGGCGAGATCGTAGATCCATCATTCTTCATGGCTTGGTGGAAGGGTCAGGATTCAGCGAATCATCTAGATTCTTCATCCTGGCTTGACGCGAACCCCGGCTTCGGAGATCTCTGCGATGCGGAAGATTTTGAGTCTGCGGTTAAGCGCACTCCTGAAAATGAATTCAGGATTAAGCGGATGAATTCATGGGTTAGCTCTCAGCACGCTTGGTTACCGGCTGCATCGTGGGAGAACCTGAGCGCTGATCGCGTCATTGATTCTTCTATTCCTGTCGTGCTCGGCTTTGATGGATCATTCAACGGGGATGCAACGGCGCTCATCGGATGCACGGTGGAGGCTGAGCCGTTCATTTGGGTGGAAGAAGTGTGGGAGAAGGGGCCGGGCGATCACGAGTCCTGGCGCGTCCCTATCTCTGAAGTTGAGTCAAGGATTATGCAGGCCTGCGGTGATTACAACGTGCTGGAGGTGGCTTGCGATCCTTATCGCTGGCAACGAAGCATGGAGTCGCTCGCTGATGCTGGAGTGCCTATTTCCGAATACGCATCTAGCAGCCCGGCTCGAATGGTTCCCGCTACCGCGAAGTTCTATGACGCGGTTACTTCAGCGACTCTCTCACACGATGGAGATCCCACGTTACGCAGGCATATAGGCAACTGCGCTGTTAAGACTGACCGGCTCGGGCCTCGCATAGTTAAGGAACATCGATCATCTAGCCGCAGGATTGATGCTGCCGTAGCCGCAGTGATCGCATTTGATAGAGCAACAGCAGCGCGGGAAAATGTGCAAGAATTGTGCTCGCCGGGCTTTTGGGCTACATGAGAGGATTACGCATGATCGTTATTTCTCAGCTAGCCGGACTTGCTTCTATTAATCTCGGCGTATTCTTGCTCAACATTCCTGCGGGTTTCATCGCGCTCGGGCTCACGGGCGTGCTCATCGGGATAACGCTGGAGCGCATTGATGCTGGGTAATCTCATTCGTGGTCGCGAGGAACGCGCCGTATCCTTTCAGACGATCTTCGCGAGCGGCGGCAATGTCGCGCAGCAAACCTACGCTGGAACGATCATCACTCAGGATACGAGCCTGAAGATCGGCGCTGTCTACGCATGCGTGCGGCTCCTTGCCGACACGATCTCGACCCTCCCGGTGGACACGTTCTATCGCGAGGGAGGCGCGCGGAAGCCTTTTCGGCCCAAGCCGCTATGGGTGGAGAATCCCGACATCGGCACGGCTCGAGAGGATTTCCTCCAGCAGGCGATGGTCTCGCTACTCCTCGACGGGAACGTGTTCGTTCGGATTTTCCGCACTCGTACCGGCGAGATCATCTCCCTAGTCGTACTAGATCCGACGCGCGTAGAAGTGCGCAGGAATCCGGCAACGCGGGAGATCGAGTACGTCCTAGACGCCGGCACGGGAACGACTCTGCGAGCGGATGAGGTTCTTCATATCACGGAACTTCGGAAGCCTGGCGCACTCCGTGGAGTGTCGCGCATTGATGAGGTGAAGCAATCGCTAGGGCTAGCCGCTGCGCTCGAGGAATTCAGCGCGCGCTTCTTCGGTCAGGGAAGCGTCACTCAGGGAATCATCGAATGGCCCGGGAACCTTACGCGCGAGCAGGCTAAGGATCTTGCCGCAGGCTTCGAGGAAGGGCACAAGGGGCTGAAGCGGTCCCATCGTCCAGGCGTGCTCTTCGGCGGCGCAAAGTTCGTGAAGACTGGAGTAGATCCCAACGAAGCCCAAATGCTGGAGAGCCGACAATTCGCGGTGGAGGAGATAGCGCGAATCTTCCGCTGTCCCTTGCATCTCTTGCAGGTATCGACGCCTGGCGCGATGTCGTATGCGAGCGTCGAGCAGAACGCTATCCAATTCGCGCAGTACACACTAAGACCAATCATCAGCAAGTTTGAAACCGCCTTCTCATCGCTTCTTCCCGGGCCTGCATTCGTGAAGTTCAATCTGGATGCGATCCTGCGCGGAGATATCCAGACTCGCTTTGCTGCTTACTCCACTGGTCAACTTGCAGGTTTTTTGAGCGTCAACGACATTCACCGGCTAGAAGATATGCCACCCGCCGAGGGCGGAGATGCCTACAGGGTGCCGCTCGCAAACGTAAATCTGTCGGCGGCAAACATTGTGGAGACTGACAGGAAAACGCAGATGCTTACGCGGTTGATCATGGCGGGCTTTGATCCTGCCGAATCCCTGAAGGCTCTAGATATGCCACCGATCATGCATACGGGCATCCCTCCGACATCTGTTCAGAGCGTCGCATCCATCAATCCGGCAGATCCTGCGAGCGTGTACCCATGACGATTTCTCAGAATCAATTCACGCTAGGAACCGTGGCCGAATTAGTCTGCCCGGCTGATCGCAATCCTCAGCGCGTCTTCCTCCACAATCAGGCCACGGGAAATACGAAGCTGATCTATTTCGGCAATAAGGATGTAACGCTAGCGAATGGCGTTCACATTGACGTAGGCGAAACCATTCAGCTAAACCTGAATCGCGGTGAAGCGCTCTACGCATTCAGCGATCCTTCAGGCTTAAAGCTCGCCATCCTTCGGCAGAAAATGGATGAGTAGAGATGCCATATTTCATTACTGATCAGTCTCCTGACTGCCCCGTTTGGGCAACCGTAAAGGAAGACGGCGAGGTAATGGCCTGCCATGCCACGAAGGATGATGCAGTGGCGCAGATGGTCGCGCTGTCACTGGATGAGGATATGGAGCCAGGCGGCGAACTCCGCATTACCGGCGAGATCCCCGGCTATGTGAAGGATGCGGCATCAAAGGGCTTGGAATATTTCGCCGATGGTCAGGCAGGCGATGGCGTGACCGATGGAACGGTACGAGAGGCTCGGCTGATGGCCTCAGGCTCGATCACCGATGACAAGGTGATTCGCGCCAATGCTTGGGCAGCCAGGCACGCGGTAGATCTCGATGCGGCGCAGAACAACGATGCGAATGATGATGCCTTTCCCGGCCCCGGTGCCGTGGCTCACTATCTCTGGGGCATTGATCCGCTGAACCCTGATCCGGCGCGCGCTTGGTTCGCTCGGCAGGCTGCGATCATTCAGGGAGATAGAAAGATGACTCGCATTGCAGGCGGCGAGCCGGTCATTATCTGCGACATTGACGGAACGCTCCTCAATGGATCACGCCCTATTGCTGCGACGGTTCAATTCGTGCAGGAGTCGGAGGAAGATCTCTACATCATCACGGGCCGGAATGAATCGGATCGAGCAGCAACGGAGCAAGCGCTAGCGGCTGCCGGCGTCGAGTATGAAGAGCTTCTGATGAATCCCGGATCTACTGCCGACACGCTCAATTTCAAGCGTGCGATGGCTCAGAGACTCCTAGAGGAGTACGACGTAGTGCTCGCGATAGACAATAATCCTTCCATGCGCCGCATGTATCGGGCGCTAGGTATTAAGGCTGTCACTGTTTCTGATCTTCCACCGGTTACGAGAAAGGCGAAAACGATAGTGGAGACTCGCGCGCATTTTGTGGAAGACATGGAGATTCGGGCGGTGGGCGACAAAATGACTTTTAAAGGTTATGCCGCTGTCTTCGATAGCGACTCTGAGCCGCTCCCGTTCATCGAGCAGATCAGGCCTGGCGCTTTCGCTAGGACTCTGAAGAGCCGGAACAATATTCGAATGTACGTAAATCACAATGACAGCGCGCTCCTCGCTTCGACGCGCTCGGGAACCTTGCGACTTCAGGAAGATTCGAAGGGGCTTCTAGCGGAGGCCGATCTGCCGATGACGACTGACGGCAAGAATATGAGCATCCTTCTGGAGCAGCGAATAGTGGATTCGATGTCTTTCGGATTCTCCGTTCCTCGCGGTGGCGATATGTGGAGTGAAGATGGAATGCGCCGCACCCTGACAGAGGTTCGTCTCCATGAAGTCTCCGTAGTCACCGGACAGCCTGCCTACGCCGCTACCTCAGCAACCGTCAGGAAGCTCGCCGCGCGTACTGCGATTGATGAGCAGGTTCTAGCGGATGCGCTCACCCAATTGGAGAGCGGCGCCGAACTAGATACCGCTCAGGCTGATCTGATTCGCGGGATAGTCGATCAGCTCGCGCCGAAGGAATCCAAGCCTGATAATTCCCTCATCGTCGCGAAACAATTGCTTGCACTCATGGAGATGCAAGTTTGATGTAGCATCATCCCTATAAAACGTTAACGGTGCCGTTAACGATGGATGCGGAGCCGCACCCTTGCTAATACCTGCGGCAAACATCTATCGAAAGGCATAACGTAATGGACGTTCTGAAGGCGCAGTACGAAGCGCGCGCAAAGGATCTTGAAGTAGCGAAGGCAATCGTCGACACTTGCGCGAG